CGGGAGTGTCGTCGGCGAATGGTACGGCGTCCTCGATCACGGCATCCTCCTCAGCAGTCGACAGACTTCGACGTGAGCGCACCTGGGCGCGACCGGGTGATACTCGCTGCCGTTCACGCAGGTGCAACTCGTGACGAGGTTGCCGCGCGCGTCACAACCGAAGGCGACTTTGTAGGGCTCGAGTGCGCTACCGCGTACCTCGATCCGGATGCCGTGCTCGTTGGCGGTGAGGACGTGGACGCGCTCCTCTGCGATGTAGCGGAGCGCCTTCGCGCGCTTGGTCTCTCTCACGCCCAGTCGCTCGCATGGTCGTGGGGACACTCAGCCTCAGGTCGAACCTCAAGCGGGTACTCACCCGAGTCCCACTCGCCGCACCATGCGTCCGCCGACACGACCGGCCAACCGTCACTCGATGGCGGGCGGCGGTGGCACGAGAAATCGCGCTCTTTGTCCCAGTCTCCATCTGCGACTGGGCCGGGGTCGGAGAAGATGCACGTCTCGCACGTCGTGACACCATTGAGAAGCGCGTCTCGGGTGTCCTCGGCTTGTGTCGTGATCGTCATCGTTTGACTCCCCTCTCGGGTTTCAGATGTCTAGCCGCGTAATCCGCGTAATCCGCGTAATGGGGGTTTCTGCGGATTGTGCGTATATCGCGGCTTAGTGCTTCACTTTCAGGACGGACGGATGCGTCTGGTAACTCGGGGCCGGTCTCCGACCCGGTCCGGTGCGATCCTCGTCGGGGAGACGCAGTACCCAGCCGCGCTCCTCAAGTACGTCGAGAGGGCCGGTCATCGTCGCCATGTCGGGGAGCCACGACCGTGACGCGGCATTGAACAGCTCGCGTGTCGTGAACGTGTCGAGGCAGCGGCGTCGGATGAGGGCCACGATCTGCCGGGCGATACCGAGGTCGTCGTTCACCGTCGCCATGCCGTCGAAGGCTGCGAGGGCGTGCGCGATGAAGTAGTCGCCGATGGCGGCTGCGGAGCGCATGGTCTTCCCGCTCACCGGGTGCCTGAGGCCATCACGGGGACGTGCTGCCATGTGGAGCAGACCGGCGATGCGAACGACCGTCCCTGCCGTCTTCCCTGCCCAGTCGCCGATGTGGGCGAGATCGCCGTCAGGACCGAGTCGCGGCTCGATAGCACTGGCGAACGCGAGGTACGCGTTGTATGCCTCGCGTTCGAGCGTGAGCACGCCGCCACCGGCGTCACGGACGTAGTGACCCAAGGACACGACATCGGCGCTGTACGCGCCTCTGACGGCCTCAGGGATGGGCGGCGGGTCCACCTCCCGCGAACCGAGTCTCGATGACGGCACCGAGAACAGGAACCGCGCGAGGAGCCCGGAGCCTCGGAAGTCACCATGACGTGCGGCGGTCCTGAGGACCTGGGGCTGCACCATGATCGCCATCGTGAGGAGTGGGCGCTCGATGAACTCTGCCCGCCTACCCTTCCGGTCGACACGGATTTGGTCACCTGACCAGGCTTTCAGCCATGCGTCGAGCGGGGCCTCGGCGTATCTGCCCGCCATCGCCGAGAAGACGCCGCCCTCGGCGGAGATGAGCGCGAGTCGCCCGCCCTGCTCTGCAAGCATGGAGACGAGCGCCTCGGGAGTCGTGTCGTCGACCATGAGGCGCGGGACGGCGGGGACGACGATCTCCTCGGCTGCGAGGGCCTCGGCGACGGCTTCGCGCGTGAGGTTGTCGCGCTCATCCCCTCCTGCCATCCCTGCCATCTTCTTCGCCTGCTCTGCGGCGCGCTGTGCGATGTCGTGCCGGGTCTGCTGCTCCATGATCGAGGGGAGCGCGTCTTCTACGAGCTCGCGCTCCAGGTCCACGACGGGCGCCGTGATGACCGAGTGCACGGGGCTCTTCCGCTCGGCAGGTGACGCTACCGGCATCGCCCAGATGTTGGTCGACTCGACGTAACCCGGCTTCACCTGGACGCCCACATGACCGCCTACGACGGCGGCGACGGCTGCGAGGGCGACGGGTGCCGCCATACCCTCGGAGGTCTGCGTGAACGTCGCTGTTGCGCGGACCATGTCGCCGATGACCGGCGGCAGCTCCTCGGTCGGGAACTCGGGGAGATCGTGCGAGTGGGTGAGCGGTTGCGGAGTCCTAGCCGCAAAATCCGCGTAGTCCGCAGAATCGGTCATCGGATGCTCCTCGCACGTCGGAGTCGGTACTCCTCGTCGATGGCTGCGATGTCATCCGCTGCCCACGTCGAGGTGAGGAGCATGATCGTGTCGGTAGTGATGCCGTCGCCCTGGACGTACACCTTGCGGCCGTAGGTGGCGCTCAGGACCCGTGCGGCGCGTAGCCGACGCACCGTGAGCTCCTCTGATGTGAGCTCGTCGAGTCCCCGATGGTGCAGCAGGGCCACGTCTTCGATGTTGTGCCGCACGTCCGGAAGACGGACCCCTGCGGCGTACTTCGGAAAGCGTTGCCGGTTGACTCCCCCTACCTCCTCACGGATGGCAAGGGTGCTAGTCACGACCCGCCTCCTCACGAAGCGACTCGATGAAACGGTCGATCTCGTCGGCCGGAATGTACTGCCGTCTGCCGATGTGCACCGTCTTGATGTCGCCGTTCTTGATGAGCGCGTAGGCGGTCGTGCGCCCCACTCCGAGCGCGTGCGCGCCCTCCTCGATGGGGTAAAGCTTCCGGGCGACTCGGGCGACTGTGTCGACCATGTCGTCCTCCTTCCGTTTGGGTTCATGCGTGTACGTGAAACTGCCTATGGACAGAACTCTACCAACCGCTTTAAGATGTTTCCATCGGATACTTCGACCGAAAGCGTAGGTAAGCGATGACGCCTACCGAGAACGTCGCGCTCACAGATTTCACTGATTTCACATGGAAACGCCCGCACGTCGGCGGGGACCACTCGGCGCAGTGGGCACCTTACGTACAACGCGAGGTGATCGTGCCCTGGCACGCTCACAAAACTCCCCGGAGCCAGGAGGAGTGGCAGTCCGTCATCGACGAGGACGAAGTGACCTACGAGCGGAACCCGTGGCTATGGGTAAGCGATACTCTCCCCTATCAGCCTCTCCGCGAGTATCCCGCGCTCTTTCGCGAGTTCGTTTCGATGCCCTTCGACCGTGACGCCTACGCGGAGTTCGCAGGTCGGTACGGCGCGCTCTTCGGACTGCACACGGTCCACCTGCCCGACCGACTGCGCGTCTGGGTACTGGAGCATCACTACATGAGGCGATGCGTGGGGATCTGGGAGACGCTCCGAAGCGGTGTACAGATCGATGACGTAGCCGGTCTGGGCATCCGCTTGGGTGCCGCTCAGTACATCAATGAAGTCCCAGCGACTGGACACGTCAACGCCGCCCTGTCCTTCACGCCTGACGACCTCGCGGCGATCATGGGTTGGAGCGGAGGCGTTGAGGAGTCGTCATGGCCGTGGCTCATACAGGCGGCGTGGGAAGCTGGCGATGGACTCCCGACCGACACGTTGGTCGACCTCGTTCATCGGCCCGTCCCAGGCGTCGTGGTGCGGAAAGATTCATCGCCTCGCGAGATCGCACAGAAGGTCCTCTCAGACGCGGTTACGAGAGCCCTGTATCAGCGCGGGGTCACGCCGACACTGGTAGTCGATGGCAAAGCGTACGGCTCCGGGCTGCGGCTCTCCTACGCCCCTCGTACCCTCGCTGCTGCGCTCTGGCTGCAACTAACGTTGGCCATCGACGGCGACCGCGCGTACAAGGCGTGCCAAGTGTGTGGTCGGTGGTGGGACGCGACGGACGCCCGCTCCCACAAGGAGGTGTGCAGCGACAAGTGCAGGGCGCGAAAGAAGTACCTCAAAGACCACGACGGATGGGACCACGAGAACAACAGGCCACTGAGAGGAGGTGAGAACAATGGCTAGAAGGTCGAATCACGAAGGCACGTACTGCCAGCGCGCGGACGGTCGACACGTCTACAAGGTGTGTTGGGATGGCAAGCGCCACGAGTTCTACGGCAGGACGAAGACGGAGGCGCGCGCGAGGATGCGCGAGGGTGTCCGGCGACTGGAAGAATCGAAGCCCGCGAAGGACTCGACGGCCACGCTCGCCCAGTGGCTGGCATGGTGGCAGACGGGGCCGCTCGACGGGCGCTCGACGCGGCGCGGGCCGCTCAAGGAGTCCACGAAGGAGAACTACCGCCACATGGTCCGGCTCTACATCACGGACGACGCGCTAGGCTCCACGCGGCTCGACAAGCTCAAGAAGTCGCACGTCGAGGCATGGGTCGCACGGATGCGCACGGCGAAGCTCAAGGAGTCCACGATCAGGACGGCGTACCACGTCCTCAGGCTCGCGCTGGAAGCGGCCGTAGACGATGAGCTCTTGGCGACGAATCCGGCGGCGAAGGTCGCACGGCCGGCCGGGTCGGACGACGAAGCGCGGCACCTATCCCCGGACGAGCTCAGGCGCTTCCTCGCGGCCGTGAAGTCCTACCGCTACCACGCGGCGCTGGAACTCATCACGGCGACGGGTATGCGGCGCGGAGAGGCGCTGGCGCTCAAGTGGTCGGACGTGGACCTCGTAGATGGCGTCGTGCACGTTCGCGGCACGCTCGCGCGAATCGGCGGGGAGCTCACCGTGACGCCGACGAAGACGAAGAAGTCGAATCGCGACTATCCCCTCGCGCCTGCGATTGTGGACGTGCTCGCACGCCACAAAGACGAGCAGGAGAAGGAGGCGAAGGCGCTACGCGGCTTGCAGATCGTCCGCTTCGGCATCACGCACGACGCCTACCAGAAGACGGGGTACTGCTTCACGACCGAAACGGGCCAGCCGGTGGACGGCCGGGCCGTGTTGCGCACCATGCACGCGGCCGCGAAGAAGGCGAAGCTCGACGGCGTCTGCATCCACACGCTCAGGCACTCATGGGCGTCCGCGATGGTGAACAGCGGAGAACCGCTGACGGCGGTACAGACGCTCCTGGGCCACGCGGACATCCGCACGACTCAGCGATACCTGCATGGAGACGACGCGGTGACGAAGGCCACGGCCACGAAGATGGCCGATCTGGTCGGACTGTAAGGGGCTGGAAGTGTTTACCATGGGGGCAAAACTGGGGGCAAAAGGGTCAGGACGCCTCTCGGCGTCCTGAGAAAGTGCTGGTCGGGCTGACAGGATTTGAACCTGCGACCCCTTGACCCCCAGCGACACGCAGCACGTCCGTCAGTGTCCGTAGACGGACAGAAACCGCAGGTCAGAGGCACAACGTACAATGACGAACGACCGCGAACGCTCCCAACATGGGGGCGGAACTGGGGGCAGAATCCCCCGAGGAGGAGGAGCAGCATGGACTACATCGAGATGGTAGCGGCGATACAGACCAGCGGGGTGCTCGACCGGCTCTCGGAGCGGGAGCGCAAGGCGATCATGCTCCGGTTCGGTTTCGAGGATGGCCAGCCGCGTGAGCTGATCGAGGTCGCGCAGGAACTCGGCATGACGAGCGATGAGGTACGCGAGGTGGAGATGAACGTGCTCCGGAAGATGAGGCATCCGTCGCGCTCGGCACTGCTGAAGGACTACATCGAGCCCGTGTCATAGCGGCGCGGTAGGCTTGCAGAGAAGGCCCTCGGAGCGATCCGGGGGCCTTCTCGCTGTCACACGGTGATGGACTCGGGGAGCAGCAGTATGAGCTTGTTGACGCAGTACTCATAATCCCCGCTCTTGGAGACCCCACAGACGGCGTACATCACTTGCGCGTTGCACGAGACCATGACGGCGCGCGTGGAGAAGAGGTCCGTGAGCGTGCGCCAATAGCGCGGAGCATCCTCGTCGCGCACCCATGCGACGCAGTAGCCATTCACCCAGACCTCAATCGGCGTGGGGTTCCACTCGTTCGGCGGCATCGGTCGCAGGACGGCGATCACGGGCGCGGCGGCCTGAGGCTCTATCGCGGCGAAGGCCCGCGTCGAGTCCTCGTCGCGGTACACGAGCCCGCTGGCGCGCGACTTCTTGACACCCTCGACGTGCACGACGGTCGTCTGGCGCACCGGCTGTCGTGGCTTCTTGGAGAACAGGCCCATGGCGACCCCCCGGACGTGTCGGCCCCTCGTGCTCAAGGATACGCCACTCGCAAGTCAGAAGGCCCTCGCAATCGCGAGGGCCTTCGCTATCGCGTGGCGTCGGCAGGGACAGACGAGGGACCGCCGGGCGCGGAACACGCAGGGAGAGTATCGCACGATGCTCACGCGACCGGGGGTGTCGGGGCTCAGGCAGCGGGCGCACCCCTACCCTCGTGCAGGGGTAGGGCAGTCGGATTCCTGGCGGCGTCCGTCTCGTGACCTTGGCCGCGACTGCGACGCACGCAGGCAACAGCCAGCCCCAGGCGCAAACCGTTTCCGCCCGTGTCCGTAAACGGTGAAGGTGCAGCCCCTACCCCGACTGAGGGGTAGAGAGGGCATACCGTCCCCAGGCACGCACTCCCAACCCTGCGCCCGACGCCGCGCGAGCATCCCTCTTGTCGGCGTTTGGGGTAACGGTGGCAGGTGGCGGGGTAACGATTATCGGGCGGCCGTCAGTCGATCTGCTACGTGTCACGGGACTGTCACGCTACGCGCCCCTGCGTGCCTACGGAACGCTTGCGGAACGTGACACTGCGTGCCGACGGAACGGGACGGAACGTGCTTCGGAATCTCCAAAATGGCGCACGTTTTCGTGCGTGGCGCGCAAGGTGTGGAGTGTGAGCCGCTCTCATGATTCGATGCCTATGCCATACCTTGCCGGTCGGGGTGCGGGGCAAAGGTGAGGACCGGCGCAGGAGCACCGGCCCTCGGGTTGCCGCGTCTCAGAGGCGAAAGGGCTCCTAGCGCGGCGCGGTCCTCTTTGGCTGTCGAGCGCGGCCATCCGTGGCGCACTCGGCGGCGGGGCAGGTTCCGCGTGGCGGTATGAACTCGAGAAGGACCCGCGACCCCGTAGTGCTCGGGGGCGGCTCGCACCGCCCCCGGTCATGCGTCAGCTCACGAGCTCCACGGGCGTGATGGCGTCTGCGCAGTAGCAGAAGGCATCCGGGAAGCGGACGGCCAGGGCGTGGCGTCCTTCTGCCAGGAGCGTGTAGGCGTTCTCGATGAACTGGTTGCCCACCAAGCCCAGCTCAACGTTGTCGACTTCTTTGGTGTACCAGGTCGCGCCTACGGACGCATACACGAGCGCGCCGAAGTGCGAGGTGGTGGCCAGGTCGACGGTTGTCAGGGCGTTGTCCTCGACGATCTCGAGGCCCCAGACCTGGTTCCCGACCTCGATCACGAGGTAGTGCTCGTCGACTGAGCTCTTGAGCAGGTCGAGCTCTTCCTTCACCTGCGGGCTCATGGCGACGTGGGTCGGCTTGAAGCCCGAGGTCAACATGACCTTCGTCGCCATGCGGCGAATCGCGTCGTACACGTTGTCGCCGGACGCCACGGTGTGAAGCTGGATGAGCGCGGTGTTCGTGATACCGACGATGCCGTTGGAGTTCGCGCCGACGAGCGCCGCGGCGCTCTTCGCCTGTGCGAGCCCGAGCATCATCTCACCGCGGATGATGGCATCGAGCTGGCCCCAATCGCTCGCCTCGGTCTTTGAGATGGGCGTGTGATGCGCGATCCATGCGAGCGGGGCGGTGTGCTCGGTCCACACGTACGCGGACTCCGCCTTCGTGCCGGATTCCCACTGCGCTGCAGCGTTCGTCCTGGCGCCACGACGCAGATAGACGAGGGCACCGTTCGTGTCCGCCTGCTGCAACGTGTCGAAGAAGCCTCGCGGCGCATCCGCGAAGTGCGGCATGGTCGGGTCGGAAACGGCAGGGCCGGACGGGATGGTGATTGCGGCCTTGAAGCCTGGGGCGATGCCCTCGAACGACGCACGCGAGCCGAGCGCCTGCGTGGTCACGGACTCGCGCGAGTTGCTGCTGCCGACGATCCTGCCGCCCGCGCTGCGGGCGCCATTCTCTGCTGCGAGCGCGTGAGCAAGCTGCTCCTCGAGCTCGATCAGCTGGCCGTCGAGCCGGTACATGCGCTCTTCGCGGTCCTTGGCGTTCTGGGGCACGTTCTCCTGTTCCTTCTGGAGCTTGCGGTACCGGTTGAAAAGAGAAACGGAGCCTTCCATGATGGTGATTCCTTTCGGAGGTTTCGGGAGTGTCACGACGGGCGCACGCCTGTGCACCTTGCTGTCGGGTCAGACGGGGACTCCTGTCCACCGGCCTGGGCAGCGGCCTCCTGGCCGTGCCGTTCTTCGACGTTCGCTTCGTCAACTGTAGCGTCCGCGTCACGCGCGGCCTCGCTTTCGTGGTCGGTGTTGCCGAGTGGCTTCGCACGCGGTAGCGGCACACCGGCGGAGATCCGCGCGCGGTGCAGACGTTGCTTGAGCATCGCTGCCTCGCGTTGCGCGTCGAGCGCCGCAATCGCGTCTCGGAACGCCTCGGACATGGCCTTGCGGGCGCACACGTCGCACAGACCGAACCCCGCGGCGTACCGCCCCGCCACCGGGCGCGTGCAGCACGAGGGACAGAGCTCAGCGCCGGTAGCCGCCGTGACGAGCTCCACCAGGTATTCGAGGGAGACGTCGCCACGTGCGACGGCCTGTTGCTGAGGAACGGTCAGGAGCTCCCACACGTCATCGTATTCACCACCGGGGGCAGCGGGGACAGGCTTGCCGGTGGCGGTGTTGTCGTCGGAGAGCGCCACCCAGCGGTCGTGCGCGTCGTCTTTCGCTCTCACGGTCGCCATGAGGTCATCCGACACGGCCTGAGCCTCGGCCTCGCTTCCCGCTGTGAACCTGCGGCATATCTTCGCGGTCCTCACCTGCGCCCAGAACTGCCACCGAGAGCGCCCGAGATACTTGAGCGAGCCGGTGCCGGGAGCCCGGTCCGCGCGGTAGCCCGGTTCGGGAGTGTCGTCGTCGAAGGGTACGGCGTCGTTGCTCACTCACGACCTCCTCAGCAGTCGGCAGACTTCTACATGGGCGCACCTGGGCGCGACCGGGTGATACTCGATGCCGTTCACGCAGGTGCAACTCGTGACGAGGTTGCCGCGCGCGTCACGACCGAAGGCGACGAGGTACGGCTCGCGGGCGCTACCGCGTACCTCGATCCGGATGCCGGCCTCGTTCGCGGTGAGGACGTGGACGCGCTCTTCGCTGAGGTAGCGGAGCGCCTTCGCGCGCTTCGTCTCACGCATTCACGTCACCGCCTTGTCGAGCGGGGCGAAGGTCATATCCTCCCCGGAGAAGTACGCTGCCAGACGGTCCGGGCGGCCGCGTCGGAGCTTTGCGAAGTGGACACTCACGAGCGGGAGCTCACCCTCGTGCTCGAGCAGGAATCCACGGCCAGCGAGCACCGAGCGTATCCCGGCGTCGTTGTCGTCGTAGCGGTGCAGGAGCAGCACATCGTCGGCGTCCTGCTCGAGCGCGCCGCTCTCCCGGAGGTCGGAGAGCACCGGGGGACGCGAGCGGCCGTCCGTGCCGACGCTTCCCCGGTTGAGTTGCGAGAGTGCGATCAGGAGCACGCCCGACTCCATGGCGGCTACCTTGAGCTGCCGGCTGGCCTCGGTCACGGCCTCATACCGGCTCTGGCCGCGCGCGGCTCGCACGAGCAGTTGCAGGTAGTCCACGATGACCACGCGCCCGCCCCGGCGCGCGAAGCGTCGGAGATCGGCACAGAGCGAGCCCACGCCGAGGTTTCGGTCGCACACCTCGAGCGGCCAGTCGGCCACCTCGGCCATGCTTCGCTTCACGAGGTCCGCGCGGTCCCCGCTGAGCCCATCGTCCAGGTCGCTCGTCTGAAACGGCGTCCGCTGCATGATGAGCCGGTCGAGCCAATCAGCCGCCGGCATCTCGAGGGAGTAGACCTTGGTCTTGAGGTGCCGCGCCGCGAGCTCGGCGGCGATCTGCAGCGCGAGCGCGCTCTTGCCGGTGCCAGGACGGCCGGCCAGGAGCGCGAGGTCGCCGAAGTGGAGGTGTACGCCGGGGTAGCCGTCGAGGTGGACGTATGGCCGGCGCTTCCCGATGGTCGCGAGCCGGTCCTTGAGGATGAGGGATACGTGGCGGGTGTCTCCGCCGCGCGTGTCGGCGGCGTCCTCGATCTCGGCGTGGGCGTCGATCATCTCGCCCGTCTCGGCGGCGACACGGATGCGCCCGGCGGCGGTGATCAGGCGACGACGCACTGCAAGCTCGCGCACGATCTCGGCGTACCGCTCGACGTTCGTGCTCGTGACCTCAGAGCCATGCACCTCGAGGATGTACGCCTTCCCGCCGGCGCGCTCGAGGCTCTGCCCGAGCTCATTCGCGACGGTCACAACGTCCGGCCACGAGCCGCGCGCCTTGACGCGCTCAATGGCGGCGAAGATGAGTTGGTGCGCTTCGCGGTGGAAGTCTCGAGCGGTGATCTCCGGCACGTCGCGGTCCGCGATCATCACAGAGGCGAGGAGGCCGCGCTCGGCGTCGAGGTCATGCGGTAGGCTTTCGCTCATTGCCAGTCCTTTTCATGGTCGTAGCTCTGCTGTTCCACGCGTGGAACAGCTCTTATGTCTTGAGAGTCTTGAAAGTCTAGGGGTCGCGTTTCCGCAGGTGAGCGGGGGTGTGCTGTTCCGGTGCTGTTCCGCATCTTGTCCACAGGTGGAACGGCACCATGGCGCAGCAGGACGACGAGTTCGGTGCGCTGGTGCTGGTTCGACGCGGGCGAGATCGTGATGATGCCGGCAGACTCGAGCGCCTTCAGCGCCCGGTACGCGCTCGTGCGGCCGATATGGAGTCCGGCGGCGGTAGCCGCTGAGGTTGTGCGGACGACGCCGGTGCGCTGGTCCATTCTGAGGAGCAGGTCGACGTAGACGGCCTGAGCGGTCGCACTCACGTCGTTACGCAGCTCCCGCCACGCGCGAGGCAGGGGGACGTAGCCGCTCACCGGTTGCTCGCCTCCTGCCGAAGTGCAGGCGGCACGTTCCGGCGCTCGGCGCCCTCCTCGCGTCGCTCAAGCTCGCGCCTGAGGACGGCGCGCATGGTGAGCACGTCGCGGTGATTCTCGAGCATTAGCTCCTCGAGGCACTCGAGCACGAGCCGCACCGCATGGGTGCTCCAGGAGCGGACACCGCGCTCCGGCTGCTGCAACTTCCCCACGTGGGCAAGTGCGGCAAGTTCGCGCCGGCGGGCCTCGCAACGCGCCAGGCGCTCGAGCTCGGGGGTGAGGAGTCCGCCGATGTGGTTCACGGCTTCACCGGCTCGGCGGTGAGTGCCACGAGCGCGCTCTTGCTCACGATCACGCGGTGACCCAGGCGGACGGACGGGAGAACGCCGTCGCGCACGTAGTCATACGCCGTCGCGCGCCCGATCCTGAGAACGGCGGCGGCCTCGGCTACTGTGAGGAACGAGCCGTAGTCCTCGAGCCGGGGACTGAGCGCGATCACCGCGCTACACCTCCTCGAGGAGCTCGGCCGGCTCGCCGGCGTACTCGAGTGCTTCGGCGAGCTTGACGAGCTGCGACTCATACGGCTGGAAGCGGCCGCGCTCGATCTGGCTCAGGGTAGAAGGGTTGATGACAGCGATTCGGCACAAGGCTTGACCGCTCAATCCCTTCTCGACCCGGAGTGCTCGGAGTCTCAACATTTCCTGCTCCTTTCCTATTGACGTCTACGCTCTGAGGGGAATAGACTCGCCTAAAGGCGGTTTGGCGTAGCGCAACGCCTTGGGAAAGTTAAGCATGGCTTTTCGGAACGGATGGGCGGAGGGCCAAACATGGGCGCACTAGAGGTACCGCGCGAGGTGAAGCTGAACTTCGCGCTGGACGTCCGAGACAAGCTGCGCGAGCGTCTGGCACTTGACAGCCTTCCGGCGGCCGATCTCTGGCCCTGGGTAATCGAGCAATGGCGCGCGCAAGAGCTTCGCGGCGAGCGACTCACCCTCACGATGCCGACGCCTCCGGCTGATCTGTTCGGGGCTCCGTATGCCCCTCCGCTGGCCGACCCGGACGCTTACAACGCGTCGCTCATGGCGCAGCTCAGCGAGTGGCGTAGGCTCGTCGTGCCGGGCGCGGACCAAGAGGACGCCGAGCGCGTCTGGCCGCCTCGCAAGCCGTACTACTCGAGCAGCGGGCGCTACTGGGTGGACGCGTTCGCGGGACGCTATCTCGAGGACCATCTGGCGCTCTGGCCGCCTAAGTCCCGCTGGTCCTCGTGGACCCTTGCGACGAATCGGCATCTTCAGCCGCTGGCGCTCGTGGCGCTTGCGGTAACAGCGGTCGAGTTGGCGACGGCTACCGATCCGGAGTGTGCGCTCGGGTTCCTGCTCTGCGACGAGCCTCTACGTTGGCGCGGGACGCGTATGCGGATGGGACCGAGTGTGCCCGGAGGCTTGTTCATCTGGAGCCCCCGTTCGGACATGACGGCAGAGGAACTTCAGGCGCAGTACGCCGACGCGCGTCAGTCTGCTGGACTGACGCGGCGCTCTCGTGGGCTGTCGTCGCACCCGGACGAGCTGATTGCGCTCGTGGCCGAAATGCGGCCGGACGGAAAGCCGAAATCGTCATGGGGGCAAGTGTGGATACGTTGGCAGCGGACCCATAAGAAGGACCACCCATACCAAGACCCTGAGAGTCTCCGGAAGGCGCACGGGGCAGCGGTGAAGCGCCGGCAGAGGCGCGGGCTGATCGAGGGGAGCGACAAGTGAGCGCGAATATCACCGGCCACGTCGAGCAGTACGTCGACCGGGATGGCAAGCCGGTCCGCAATCGGTGGCGGCTCGTTGTCGATTTTGGCCGTGTCGACGGCAAGCGGAAGCGCGAGGTCCGGCGCTTCGACGGCGGGAAGAAGGAGGCCGACGCCGAGCTCGCACGTTGGCTCACAGAGCTGCGTCGTGCGCCGGGAGCCGGCTACGTGTCGGACGGCACCGTTGGGGCTTGGCTCGATGAATGGCTCGAGCGGTTCGTCGTGCCGAAGGCGCGCGACGGGGAGCGCGCCGGGTCCACGCTCGTTTGGTATCGCGGCAAGGTAAGGCTCTACCTGAAGCCTGAGCTTGGCGACGTTCCGCTCAAGAAGCTCACGGCCGAGCACGTCATGGACCTCTACGAGAAGATGGGTCGCTCGAAGAAGGATGGCGGCTACGGCGTGTCGGCCAGGACGCGGGAGGCAACGCACGTCGCACTCCGGGCGGCGCTCGGCAAGGCCCTCGAACTCGGGCGCGTGCGCGTGAACGTGCTCGAGAAGGGGCGCGGCGTCGACCGGCCGAGCAATCCTCACGAGCACAAGGTGAGCGGGCTTGACGAGAATCAGCTCGTCGCCTTGCTCGGGAATCTCGCGACGGCAGAGGGCAAAGACGGCCGGCTCTTCATGCCGGGGTACCTGGCCGCGTTCACAGGCATGAGGCGCGGCGAAGTCCTGGCGCTCGCGTGGTCCGATGTAACGCTTCCCGACAAGCAGCAGCCGGACGCCGGCGGCACGATCACGGTCCGGCGCGCGTGGGACCGGCTCGAGTCGGCCGGCGGGCTCACGCTCGAGCGGTACCGGCTGAAGGCCCCGAAGAACGGGAAGGAGCGCACCGTCGACGTGGGGCCGGACGTGGTAGCGGTCCTGAGGGCACACAAGGCCGCACAGGCCGCGCTACGGCTCGAGGCGTCCGCCTGGTACACCGGAGCCGACAAGTCGGACGGCACGCACCTCGAGTGGGGCGAGCTCGTCGTCACCAACGGCAACGGCTTCCCATGGTGGCCGGACAGCTTCTCGAGCGCCTGGCACACCTACTGTGCCGACGCCGGCGTGGTCTGCCGCTTCCACGATCTGCGCGGCACGTCCGGCTCGCTTTCGCTTGCGAGCGGCACCGATGCCGAGGTCGTGAGGCAGCGCCTCGGACACAAGGATGCAGCCTTCTTCCTGAAGTATTACGCCCGGCCGATGCGTGCGGCAGAGGAAAGGGATGCTGGTATCATGAACGGCATCGCCGCGCGGGTCCCCACGCAAACGGGCACCAAAAGTGGGCACCAACACGAGCCCGAAAGGGAGGTGGTAGCGGCGAAGTAGCAGGTAGACGGACTAAACGGGCCCGTAGCTCAATGGCAGAGCAGGGGACTCATAAGCCGCTCAGCTGGTCTAATGCGTCCATTCTGTGCTCAGGAGTCCGGCCCCTAGTCCGAGGAATCCGGCCCTTTGGGGGTGTTTCCGAGCAATCGGGCACCAACATGGGCACCAAATCGGGCACCAACGGAACGGGGAGGAATCACCATGAAGGAGAGCAGCTACCAGAAGGTAACACGGCCGAATCTCTGCAACGATCATATACCCCGAGCGGACGGTGGGCAATACCTGGGTTGCACTCCCTGCCGGCTGACCTCTCGCTGATCGACACGTTCGATGATGCCGTGGACGCGCTCATGGCGGCGGCGTCGGCATGACACAGGAAGGCGCGGGAACGCATGGAGTGGGCGGCTGACCCCTCAGTTCACGTGAACTTAGGGCAGCCAGGGCTTCGAGCCGCACAGTGAGGAGTGGGCGCGCCGGGTCAATGCGATCACGAAGGCGACGGTTCCGTACACCACCGAGGCAGAGCACCAGGCATACGTGATGGGGCAGCCAGCAGCCGTGTCATAGCCGCCGGCTACACTCGCAAGTCAGAAGGCCCTCGCAATCGCGGGGGCCTTCACTATCGCGTGGCGTCGGCAGGGACAGACGAGGGACCGCCGGGCGCGGAGCACGCAGGGCGAGTATCGCACGATGCTCACGCGACCGGGGGTGTCGGGGCTCAGGCAGCGGCCCCGTACCCCTTCGCCTACCCCATACCCATCACATCGTCCCCAGGCACGCACTCCTCACCTTGGCCGCCACTGCGACACACGCAGGCAACAGCCAGCCCCAGGCGCAAACCGTTTCCGCCCGTGTCCGTAAACCCGCCCGTGTCCGTAAACGGTGACGGTGCAGCCCCTACCCCGACTGAGGGGTAGAGAGGGCATACCGTCCCCAGGCACGCACTCCCAACCCTGAGCCCGACGCCCCGTGAGACCCCCTGTTCTCACGAATCAGGGTGACGGTCGCCCTCGCAGGGGTGACGCACACAAACGGGTACGGCGCGCTCCGGGGCGGCAACGATTATGGGCACCGTGACGGCCCTCAGTCGAGATTCCGAGTGTCTACGGAACGCTTACGGAACGCGACACTACGTGCGGACGGAACGGGACGGAACGTGAAGTGAGAAGCACAAAATGGCGCACGTTTCACGCAGGAGGCGGCAAGGTGTGGAGTGTGAATCGCTCTCATGATGTTGAGGGCAGGGGGTATGTCGGGGTGCGGGGCAGAGGTGAGGACCGGCGCAGGAGCACC